AATAGATCAGAGCGCGGTAGTTATGCGACGAACCGGCGGCTTACACTCCGGTGAGAAACTAACCAGCGAGAAGGGCACACTAGCTAACTACATCAGGGCGCAGGAGAAGTTGTCCCGCCTAGGAATAGAAGGTGAGATTGAGGTACTGGGTGATGATCTTATTATATTCACGGATACACCAATCGATCCAGGCGACTGGGCTAGATCAGACTTACAGTGGGGCTTCAAAGAGGAAGTCGCTGACTCACCCAACTTCCTAATGAAGCACGTGCCCGGCGGATTCACGTACGTTTCACGTATGTGCACAAGTACACTACAAAAAGAAGGACACCTAGAACCAGCGAACATGGCAATCATGGCGCTTGGCATAAAGAGCAGAATAGTACAACTACAAGGGCTAACAGAGCCACATCCATATGCCAGCGCGTATGACGAGTTCTGCTTGAAAGCAGGAGGAAGAGTCAGAGACGCCTATCTAGTATGCAAGGGTCAGAGTATAGTAGATCTAGGTATAGTTGCGGCTAGAGGGGCCAAGACGACACATGATGTAGAGGAAATAGAAAACCTACTCGTAACTGCGACCGATAATGAGAGAGCAGAGGTATTACGAGCGCTACCCAGTAAGTTGACTGGGAGACGAACAATGCAGTATGCTGATCTTGTTAGACTAGGGAGTGAGATTCCGGTCAAGGACGCGGAACGAGAGATAAGCAGGAAGGTGAAAAGATGAAAATCGAGCGAATCTACAACCGTCCGAATATGAAACCACAAAAAGAAAAGGAAGAGGACGAGTCCGAAGAGACAATGAGTGACGACAACGTGGACGATTCAACCGATGAAGAGTCCGATATCGTGGTCGTGAGCCAGGAAGAGATCATGGAGTCGACCGGCGCGACAGATGAAAGTCTGGAAGCCACAACTGAGACGCCAGCGGCACCAGGCACGTATCACGCCGGTACCTTTCAGATCGAAATCGAAGGAGATGACAGTTTCGTGGTGAAAGCTACGAACGAAGAGAAAACCGGAGAGAAGAAAGAGAACGGCACTGTAGTACTGGACGCAGGGGGCGGAGAGCGTGTGATTATCAATTACGCGTGGAGCCCAAGCGAGAAACTCCAGGAAGAGGAAGAGACCAGGAAGGAGGAGCCGGAAGCAGGCG